CCTTTACAACATCGCCGCCAGCTTCATCAAAGAGTACAGAGAGGAAAGCGGACTGTTTTTCTGTTAAATTCTTGCTCACTTTATTTAATCCTTGTAGCCATGCCGCCTTTACGATAGTCTTTATGCCCATGTCGATACTTTGGACCTATGAGTGCGCCCTTTGCTGCACCTTTACGCTTTTTACGGGGCGTAGTTAATTCAGGCCCAGTAACTTTTTTCATTCTAATTTTCTTTTCAGCCTTTGCTATACGAGCTAAATACTCCTCTTCTGACATATCTAGGCCATGTTTTTTCTTCATTGTAGCATTATACCACTTCGTAAATTTTGGACCAAGTTTTTGTTCTGCCCCATACTTTCTACTACGCAAGGAGGTAAGAAAAGTTTCCATATCCTTATATTTTCCAGTCTTCTTATCATAAAATTTTGCTGGAATAAGACCGGCATCTTCATAAGGCTTTATATCAATAGAGTCTTTTCTTATTTTTTTCTTATCCGACATTTTATATTATTCCTTTTTCATTAATTTAAATAGGTGCCATGTCGCATACTATATGCTAAATCAATTGCTCTTTGTTTTACTTGTTCTGCCCACCTAGAGTCCAACATTTCCGTAGCGGCTAAATCAAAATCTCTACGTTCTAAAGCAACCCACATTTTTTTAAATCCACATAATCTAGGTACGCCCATATTAAATGCCATGTCCATCAATACAGACTGTCTAATAGCATCCAAACGTCTTGCTGTAGGCTTTACTTTAAATAGCTCATTAGTTACCGTATCTATATCAATGCCTAAAAGAAAATAAGCATCCTTCTCTGTAATACCTTCTTCGTAAATCTCATCAAGAGTTTTATCTAATACCTGTAATTCAAATTCGGATAAACCCCTAGTAAGATTTCTACCTATTCCAATAGTATCAATACCTAAACTATCTTGATATACATTAAGTACAACACCTTCATGTTTCACAAGCTGTTTAATGAGAATATCTCTATTGAATAAAATCATTAGCGTCTTTTCTTTATAGTAGCGCCACTAGGCTTACCTACATATAAGCCAAAGAAAGCTGCCCCTGCACCTACAATAGTAGAGATAAAGGCAGCTTGCGCGTTACTTGGATCGGTTAAGGTCATAAACCAATTTGTAGATTGATAGAATGCATAAATGTATGCTACCATAATTAATCTAGGCACAACACGAAAATTATCAATTACTTCAGCCGTTTTACCATACCACGTAGCTGTAATCTCGCCTGCCTCTGGAACTAAATCAGATACAGATAGCTCATATTCTTTAGATGTTTCGATAACTTTGACTTTTTCATCTGTCATTTAGGACTCATCTTTTTTTCTTCCCAAAGAATTTAGTAGCACTACGTACTCCAAAAGATGCTGCTATGATCACACCTAAACTATACTGATACCATTCAGGCATCTTCTCTAATTGGGCAAAGCCATTCTGTACAATCTCTTCACAACCCGGAATGAAAGCTAAGATTAACGGTATTGAAAATAAAATTACTAGCCATTCATCTTTCCAGCTATTCTGTGATCCTTTGATTGCTTCTAAGTCCCAATCAATCTCACCAGTAGCCTGACGCTCCATCACATTAGCTTTAGCTTTAGCCTCTGCAACTTTCATGTCAGTGTTAGCTTTTGCTGTTGCCAGATGCCCTTCTAGGAACGTACCGGCTAAATTAGCTATCGGGCCTATTAATGCACCAATCATTTGTCTGGCGTAATACAGCGTTGATATTTACGTAAAGCTTCCACATGTTTGCCATGGAATAGATTATTAATCCAACCAAAAGGTTTAGCAATAGCTAAGCATACAATAGCTTTATATTCATAATATTTTACACACATGAATTTATTTATCCGTTTTAGCTGGGGGCTTTCTATCTTCAGGCTTAATGTAGGCATCCCCTACAATGAAACCATAATAGTTATCCCTAAGAAAAGTACGCATTGTTTCTGTTGGAATTGACCAACCCATGTGAGTTACTACCTGAAATCCAGAGGCAGATACACGAGAGGGTACACCAATCATTTCGTATTGTTTCCGCACTTCGGAATAGCTGAACAATGAACCACCAGAATTACCAAAGATAATAGGTGCGGTAGCTAGTTGATACCTATAACCCTCAATCATCTGTTCAGCAAAAGCCATTTCACCAGAAGTCATAGAAGGGGGAAAGCCTAGTCCTGCCCCAATAGCCCAGACAGTCTGGCCCAATTTAGGAGACTCGTCTTCTGGAAGCATGTGAGCAATCCGCTCGACACCACGTTCAGTATCTCTCAAACGAAGTAAGGCTAGGTCACGCTGTTGATCATGGGCTACAATATCTGCAATACGCCCACGAGTACCCACAGAACGAGCACACTTTACGTAGTCAAACCAGAACGCAGTAACAGGTTCCCTAGTTTCACGTTTTTCTTTTTCCCCTTTTAAGGGATTCCAAACTTCTCGCAAAGTAATTTGACGAGCAATTACGTGGAAGTTAGTTAGGATATATGATTCCCATTCTTCATTATGTTTCTTAGAATACAGTACAGTTCCAGAACCAGAGGTATCAACTCGTATAGCTGTGTCCAACATCTCTTCATGCTGAGGGCCACAGGAAGCTGCTAGTGTATTAGAAGCACCACATTGTAACAGCATACCAGATAGAGCCATTGCCTTAACTGATAGCCAGAATGATTTTTTCATACTCATATTATACCCTTTCTAAAGACGAACTTTATTCCCAATTTATGAAATTGAAATAGTTTTCTGATTTTTATGTGGCTCCCGTAAAAGGTTTATTACAAGCATACCATTAGAAAAGTCAGCACTATCTACTTCTAAATCGGGCGCAAGGTTAAATACACGAGTAAATTTACGCCGTGCCACTCCACGATGAACAAACTCTTGCTGCTCTTCCTTATCTTCATCTGTACGATTACCTGCAATCGTCAGCTTTCCGTTTTCTTCGTAGATTTCGAGATCATCTTTAGCCCAACCAGCTAATGCAATCTCAATATTAAATTGATTATCATTCTGCTTTACAATATTATATAGAGGATAAGATGATACGAGTCTCGTTTCAGGTAGCCAGCTATCATCAAAGCCAACTGACATCTGTTTAAATAAGTCTAATGCCTTGTTCATAATGTTTCTCCTTTTCAGCAAGTATATATAACAACCCTATTATAGCAGTTGTAAATATAATATAGTGTATTATAGTGTCTTTGTCAAGCTTTTTTTATTTATTTTTTTATATAACCGAAGTCGTCCTGTGGGCGGCGAGTATCAACAGCCAGCCTAAAACAATCACAAACATCCGGGGCACAACCTTCACAGATACAGTCCTCCGGGCAATCTTCACAGTTACAGTTTTTGTTCTTACAGAGCATCTCTTTTTAACTTGTGATATAGCTTAATTCTGCTAGTAAGCGATCTGCCTTCTTTTTATATTTTTTTCTTCGGGCTTTTTGTTTACGCTTGGGGAAAAATTCCTCTAATTCCTTTTTGGAATATCCTCCCCGTTTATAAAATAATCCACCTGTACGATAGTCTTTATGTCCAAATTTTTTATTCATAGTTCCGTACACATATGCTTTCTTTTTATCATCTGTTAAACCTAATTTATCTGCAGCCCTACTAAGCTTTTCCTTTATTGCTTTAGGCATTTTATAAATTCTTACAGGGCATTAATAAAATAATCCACCTGTACGATAGTCTTTGTGTCCAGCTTTAGTTAGGCCACCCCTACTAAGTTTACGCTTTCTAGGCGCAACAAGTTCTGGTCCACCTATACTCGTACCCTTTTTTAAGTTTGCTCTTGCTTCCACATTTCGTATCGCCGTTTCTATCTGATTAATAGTCATATCATCAGATACTACTCCATCGTCAAGTAAAATTCTATAATTATCTACACCCCCTGCTGCCCTCATTTTCTGTGCACGAGATGCAGTTTGCTTACTTTTTATGTTTTGCCCTTTTTGTCTTTTAAGCGCATCAGCATCTTTGAAAGCCTGTTGCATATACCACTTACGTTCTGCAGGACTTGCTGTTTTATTATCTATTTTCTTTGCTATAGCATTATATTTCTTTGCTCGTTCTCTTCCACTCTTAGTTGCTTGCTCATCAACAAAACCCCTAGTACGA